CCAGTACGCTGGCTACAGCAACACGGTGGGCTTCCAAAACTCGTTCTTCGGCCAGTACGCTGGCTCCAGCAATACGACGGGCTCCTACAACTCGTTCTTCGGCCAGTACGCTGGCTACAGCAACACGGTGGGCTTCCAAAACTCGTTCTTCGGCCAGTACGCTGGCTCCAGCAATACGACGGGCTCCTACAACTCGTTCTTCGGCCAGTACGCTGGCTACAGCAACACGGTGGGCTTCCAAAACTCGTTCTTCGGCCAGTACGCTGGCTCCAGCAATACGACGGGCTCCTACAACTCGTTCTTCGGCCAGTACGCTGGCTACAGCAACACGACGGGCTCCTACAACTCGTTCTTCGGCCGGCAAGCTGGCTACAGCAATACGACGGGCGAAAGCAACTCGTTCGTCGGGGCGAGCGCCGGCTACAGCAACACGGTGGGCTTCCGAAACTCGTTCTTCGGGGCGAGCGCCGGTTATAACAACACGACGGGCACAAATTTGACGTGTGTTGGGTACGGTGCGGAAGCGTCCGCAGTAGACGCAACGAACGAAGTCACGCTCGGAAACAGCAGCGTGACCACCCTGCGATGCAAAACGCAGACGATCACCGCCCTCTCCGACCGGCGGGATAAGACCGCTATCGAGCCGATCCCGTTGGGGCTGGACTTCATCCGGGATCTGAAACCGTCACGATGGATCTGGAATTGCAGAGACGGGTCCAGAGTCGGAGACGAGGATACAGGGTTTATCGCACAGGATCTCGATGATGCTCAACAGATGCACGGCTACGAGATACCCGGTCTCGTCTTCAAGCCGAATGACGATAGGTGGGAAGCAAGTTCCGGCAAATTGCTAACCGTGGCAATCAAAGCGATCCAGGAACTAGCAGCGAAAGTAGACATGCTGGAGGCACAAATCGATGCTTGAAATTTCCGAGAAAATCCAGATAGTGGAACAGCTTTTGAAAAATTACGAAGCTGATAGGTACCGTGAGGAGCTCAATCTGGCGATCGCCGAATCGGTTGGAGTGGAGGACCTGATCCGATTGCATGGCAACCAGGCGGCCGTATTGAGGCAGGCAGTCGAAATATTGGCAGCCGAACTGGCCGCTCTGGAGGGAAAACGATGACCGAAAAAATATCATGGGATGCAAATGATGACGAGAAGGACACCGCGAAAAAACAGATACTGATTGAGAAGCCTACCGTCGAAAGGACGTCTCTCACCAGGATCGACGAGGAAATCAAGATGGTGGATGGAGAGATACAGTGGGCCACATCACGGAAAGCCGATCTCGTTGCGAAGCGGGCGAGGATCACCTCATCGCTTTCTATAGTGACAAAAGAATAAACAGCAAACCGGCACCGGACGGCATAGATTCCGGTGCCAAAAACTGTTTTATGCGGCAGCGCTTATTGAAATAGACTCCAAGAAGGCTTCGACCTGGGGCCGATCCCATCCTCCCATCGTTACGGCCACGGTGTCGGAGCCGTGGAGGATTCCGTCGGCATCGATGGACCCGTCCAGCGTCCAGGCGGCGCGATACGTCGGATCTTCGGTGGAGTTCCAAACTATGTAGGCATCCCGGCCCCCGATGGTCATCGTGTCCAGTTTGGTGAGGTTCCCCATCACCGACGAAGTGATGTCGGACATGGTGATTCCTACCTCGCCCTCGAAGTCGTTCACGATGACCAAGGCCCACCCGTCCGGTGCTAGGACCACTCCGGCATAGCCAGCCGCGGCGATGCCGTCGGTGGTGGTGATCTCTTCCTCTCCGATCGGGATTAGCGTCGCGTTATCGAGATCGTAGTCGATCTCATACGGCCCCAGGGGAAGCGCAAAAGCACTTCCGACCAGGGCCAGCAGTCCTAATACTATCTTCCAGTTCATTCCACACTCCCCTATTTATTCAGCATAACCCAAAGCATGAATGCGATCGCTATGCCTAATGCAATTGCTATGGGCAACGGCATCATGCCTCACGCCTCCACCATGTACTCGACATCCACCACGTCCTTCATTTCGGCGGCATCATAGAGCCCGCCGAGCTTTTCAGGCAGGGCCTCACGAAGGGCACCGACAAGGGCGCATTTTCGGCACATGACTTCGGGGATCTGGTTCCAGACTGCTTTCTTTTTGTCGAAGCCCTCGCGCCGGATGCTGTATTTGAACGGCTTCTCTCGGTCTTTCAGGTAGACCTCGGCCCACCCACCGATGAGATCTTCGCCTTTGGCGTAGAAGGTGCCCTCCCTCTCCTCAATTTGGTCACCCTTCTGTACGATGATCCCGGCCCTGTAATATTCAAAAGCCGGATCTTCGGAGGCCCGTTTGGTGAATGCGTCCTTTCCCACTACCGTTTTTGCCGGGTCGCTCTCCGAGTACTTGACGAGATGGACCTCCCCAATGAAGGGATTGAGCCCCCTGGCCTGGCATTGCATCAGGAAGAGCCCCGCCTCAGCGTCGGTTGCCTTCGGGCAGATGTAGGCCTTAATCGTCTCGATGGTAAGATCTGCTATTTGGAGATCTCTGACGGTCTTATCTTTCATCGGGACGATTGCTCTCCGGGTCTCCGGTGCCGCCGTTCCGTTCATGTTGGGATATGAGATGACCAGAGTGGGCTTCTGGCCGAGGGCTTCTCGGAGTTTCTGGACTATGCCGACGTCTTCTTTGAGTTCCGTCTTGATTTCGCTGGTATGTTCGTCCACGTAGATGTGACTGTCGAAATGGCCCACGAAGATAGCAATCTCCCCTTCGGGGGCTTCGTCTTCGATCTTCATCTCAAGGGCGGGCCATTGGCCCATTGCATCCGTCACGAACTTCCTCACAATCTCTTCAATCTCGGGTTTGTCACCTGGCATATTTATCACTTCTCCTTAATCCTTCTTAATCACACCTAACTTTGCGTTGCAGATCGGGCAGTGCGGGGCCTTCAGGAAATAGTATATCAGGTAGAATATACCAAACCCGAAGATGAAGCCCACCCACGACCAATCCTTTTTCGGCTTCACGTTCCTCTGGCAAAACTGGCAAAACTTCACTTTTCCACCTTCTTTATAATTTCTAGGACCACCTCATCACGGTCCGATATCTCGAATCGTTTCCGGAGGTTTGCCGGGATCGTTACGCGCCCCATGTATACCTCCGCCGAAAAGGTGTTTTCGGCTTCCATAATTCCTAATTAGACCGATATGTATATATATCTATCGGCCCCTAATAGGAGGGCATGACGGAACCCAAGCTACGTTTGCAGGAAGGGCTTGACAAGCTCAAAAAGCTAGATCCGAAGACGTACCGGATATTCGACATCTCACAAGGCCAGGTAATGAGGATGTCGGCACTGAAAGAAGAGTTGCGGTCGTACATCCTCCGGGGTGTGATCCAGGACGCGATCGCGGCGCGAGGATGGGGATGTTATCAATACCATTATCGCCGTGATGCACTGCCAGAGGGGACAAAACGCGAATTTGCCTATATCTCCACAGATACCGATACCTTCGCCAGTGCAGAGGCAGACACCCCAGCCGAAGCGATCCTATTGACCTACGTGGCCGCTCTGGAGGCGAAGGGATGAGATTTTACCTCCGCCTGACAATGGAAGGGGATTTCCCCGGGAGTCCGGATTCGTATCGATCTGAGATCTCTGAACAGGATTACGATGAGTTGATGACCCGATTCATCGTGGAAGGGGTCGGTCACGAGTGATCTCTCCGGCAAAGGATGCCCCTGTTATCACTCTCCGAATCTCAACAAACGAGAAGGCCACTGCGCCCGAGCGGTTCGGAGCGATCATCATGGAGACCGAGCGCCACCCTGAAAGGTGGGATGTCGTCGCCGATGGTGAGGCCGAGGTAGATCTGGTGTTCTCTCTTATTCATCCATATAGGAGAGATCTCGGCGTCGAGCTGAAGCGTCCCAGGGACCTCATAGGATCGCTCCAGGGACATTTAGGAGAACAGAGGCGGAATTGTCCATACCCCCTGAGAATCGCCGTCCTGGGGTCAATGGGGGACGTCCTGCGGGCACTTCCAGAGGTCACTACGAACGGTTGGCAGAATCCCAGGGATCGGGCGAAAGCCGAGGCTCAAATCCGGCGTGATATCTCCAGCCTCCGGGCGTCGGGTGTGGAGGTGGACTTCGGGGTGTCCCCGATGGATTTCAAGACCTTGAATCACCACTCAGACGATGCAGAACGTGACGCACTCGCCGCCAACATCTTCCAGATCCTCCACGATGCGAGAGCCACTCTCCTCGGGGATACGGCGCTCCGGATGCCGAAATGCGAGAGCTGGCAAGAATATTGCCTCCGGGGGCTGCCGGGGGTAGGGCCGGGCCGGGCGCAAGCTATGATTGATGATGGATGCTATCTGGAGCTCCGCCACAAGGAGTGGCCGATAGAAACACAACTCAAATATGTCCCCGGCATCGGGCCGAAGACGGCGAAGAAGATCATGGAGGCGGTGAGATGAGCAAAGAAGACATCGAGAGGCGGTTCGGAGAGATTTTCGACCAATACGTGTATGAGCATAGCCACGGCGAGGCGTTTTCGGTGGACAGCAAAACGCTTCGGGCGGCCACAGAGGCAACGATCGTACTTTTTGCGGAACTTGAGGAACGGGTCGCTAGGTTGGAATTGAGGACGGCGAGGCCCTAGCCGAATATCAAAATAGGCTCTTTGGGCTTGAGGCAAAAAGTCCTTAAGTCCCTACGTCCCTTTTCTCTTTTATGAAAATTGACATCAGCCCAGATGTGCATAAGGCCCTTTCCATTATGGCCAACCTCCAGGGGCGAACAATCAAGGATCTTGCTGACGAGATCCTGTCTTCTGCTATCGGTTGTGAGGTGTGGGATTTAGTCCAAAAGTACGAAGGGGTGAAAGTGCCGAAGGCCAAAAGCGCAAACGTGCAAAGTGGTTATGTGACTCAACCGCCGCCAAAAGAGGTAGAGAGTCACATAACCACGGTGGGGGGACGAAAGGAAAAAAGGAGAAAATCCCCTTTGCCCCCATTGCTTGATGACCCTTCGCGCAAAAGTGAATTAGTACGAATGGCCAAAAGTGAATCTATGACGCAGGCCGAGATGGGAGAGGCCCTGGGAGGATATGACAAAGGGGTCGTGTCAAGAGCAATCCAGAAGCTGAAGGAAGCTGGGGAAATATAGTCTCACCTTATCCTTACAGTACCATAAGGATAAGTTTTTATACATTGGCGCAGATAAGATAAGCACATAATGAGCGAAGGCTGTTTTTATTCTGCCAGCATAATTCAATGTCTCCGGGGGCCGTAATTGGCCCGGAGTGCTCCATTCAGCAAGGGCGAAGATCCGAAGGTTCAGCGGGCTCGCCGATTCAAGGCTTGTTATTGCGGTGGCCACAGCTCAAACCATCGCAAAAAGAACCGCCATCACCACTCAACTCTGATGAGATGGTCCTATCGGCTTCTCCGGAGGGTGAAAATGGAGTCCCGGAGAGAGGGCGTAATCGGGGTGGTCTAAGCTGCCCCGCCTATGCACCATCTGCACTCATAAACAGCGTGAAGAAATTGAGGCAGCTATTTTACGAGAAGAACCTTTCCGGAACATTGTGGAACAATTCGGAACAAGCTTAGGCGCTATCAACCGCCACAAAAATGGATGCATGCGCGACGCTGTGGAGGCAGGGAGAGCAGCTGGATTGATCGCCACTGCATCAGAAATTCAAGACAGAATTAAGGAAGTAGCCAAAGATTTAGCTGACATTTCAAACGAGGCCAGGTCCAAAGAGAAGTACGGCCCGGCGGTCTCGGCGAAGAGGGCCGAGCTCGATGCCCTCAAGATGCTGGTGCCACAGGGCGGAGAGGGGAACCGGCCCGACGACGGGCTGATATCGGCCCTCCGGGGCGTGGCTGAGGTCCTGGACTGGGGACTGGAGGATGAGGGGGCGGACCAAGCGTGAGTGATCATTGCATCCATGCAAGACCGGCCTATGGGGATTATCATTGGTGTGAGCTAGGTCACAATGTGGCCGGGGCGGCTATGTGCCCGTGGCCTAGGGAGAATTGCGAGGATTTCGAGGAGGCCACCGATGGAAGCTAAAGCCGCCTTCCAGTGGTCGCCTACATTCTCCGAGAAGGGCTATAAGGTCATGTCGTGGTGGCTCCCAGAGTCGCCTGTTTCGCATAAGCCTATCATCTGCATGGAGGGGGCCGTCCGGAGCGGCAAAACGCTGACAGGCAGCTTCTCTTTTACCTGTTGGGCTCAATCGGAATTTGACGATTATGAGTTTGCCTTCTGCGGAAAAACGATAGGCAGCGCCCGGCGTAACATCATTCGCCCTCTAAAGAGGATGCTCCTGGCCCGTGGCGCTATCGTGAACGACCACCGCTCCAGCAACGAGAACTTCCTCGAAATCGAATGGCTCGGCCACAAGAACGTTTTTTGGATCTTCGGGGGAAAGGACGAGCGGAGCCAGGATCTGATCCAGGGAGCTACGCTGGCGGGCATCTTCTTCGACGAAGCTATCCTTATGCCCATCTCGTTCTTGCAACAGGGCATCGCCAGGCTGTCGATCGACGGGGCGAAGATCTGGATTAGCCTTAACCCCGAGGGGCCAGATGAGCCGTTTTACGTCGACTGGCTGGATAAGTTCGACCCCAAAGACGTCTTCTATCTGCATTTCACCATGGACGACAACCCCTCTCTCTCCGAGGAGACTCGGGAGCGGTATAAGAGGATGTACCCGGAGGGGTCGGTCTGGTACGATCGCTACATCCTCGGCCAGAGGACCGTAGCCGAGGGCCGGATCTGGGATTTCTTCCGGCCAGAGGTCGGCGCGGGCTACGTGGTGGACGCCCGAGACTGTCCCCGAGAGTACATCGACTGGGTGTTTTCGGTAGATTACGGCACCTCCGACGCCTTCGCAGCTGGCCTATGCGGTCTGGCTCGCCGTAATGGCCGTCTGGGGTGGTGGCTCGTCCGAGAGTTCTATTATGATCCGAAAGAGCACCGAGGCCGCCAGAAGGCCCCAACCGAGTACATCGAGGATCTGGTGCAGCTTTGTCGGTGGAACGACCGCCCGATCTATCCGATGGGGCTCTGCGACCCTTCGGCTGCGGCGTTCATCACAGAATGCCGGAGGTCGGGCCGGGGCGAGGTGGAGAACATCCGGGGGGCGGACAACAACGTGAAGAGCGGCATCCTGGACGTCGCCACCATGTTCAGCCAGGGATGGCTCAAGGTCTCTTCTGATTGCCCGAACGCTATAAAATATATCAATAATTATCGTTGGGATGAGAATAGTAAAGAGGAGAAGCCTTTGCATGATGGAAGCCATTTTCCAGACTCATTAAGATATGGATGTAGATATATGATTAGGGAGATGAGATAATGATCTGTCTATTTTGCGGCAACGAAGCCCCCGTGCGCGAGCGGCAACTCCTCGCCAGCGGCGAGGGCGGCACGCTCCACCAGGTGGAGATATTGAATCAGCCCGTCTGCGATGAATGCCTGAAGAACATGGCAGAGCGGGCGGCGGCGAACGACCGGATCAGAAGGGGGGCGGAGAAGTAGATGCAGACTGACCTATCTTTCCTCGACGACGGCAAGCCCTGGCCCCCGGAGGGTGAGGCCGCCCGGATCAAGGCGATGATTGAGAACATCGACATCTTCGACGGCAAGCGCGATTCCTTCCTGGTGATGAAGAACTGGATGGACAAGGACGCCGAAGCGAAGCCGAAGAAGCTGCATATCAAGGTTCCGCTCCCCGAGAAGGCCGTCGGCGTCGTCCTGAACGGCGCTTTGCCCGAGCTCAAACTCTCCCTCGCCTCCGAGGAGATGGACAAGGCTTTTCAGGCCTGGCTCAAGTCCGACAGGTTCGGCGTCACGCTGGAAGAGGCCGGGACCGATTGGTGCCGGTGCGGTGTCGGCGTCGTGAAGGTCTCCAGGTCTGGCGAGCGGGTCAAGGCCCGGGCGGTTCGGCCCGACTGCTGGATTCCGGTATGCTGGCCCGATGACGACAGGGAGTTCCAGTATCACGTCCTGTTCAAAGAGTGGGCAGAAGATCCCGAAGGCGGATCAAAGATCAAGTGGCTCAAGGTTGAGATCCATTCAGAAACCGCCATCGAGTACCGGCTATACCAGATCGAGGAGTCTGGGAAGCTCGCCAGAAAGGATCTCTCCGAGAAGAATAACCTCTTCGAGGGCTACGACCTGGACGGCAACGATTCGCAGACGACTGCCGGTTGGTGCGTGTTCCCCATCTGGAACTCCAGGACGAGTGACAAGGCTTACGGCATCCCAGACGCTTCATTTTCCTCTGAGGCCCTGAGTCACATCGAAAGCATGGAGCTCTCCTTCTCCCAGATGCGATTCATCCTAAGCCAGCACTCTAAGCCTGTTACGGTCGTCCACCCCGATGCCATAAAACGAGATCCTGACACCGATCGGGTGAAATTCGACCCCGAGAAGACACTCATCCACAAAGCCTACGAAATGTCGGCGAAAGACATGGTGGCTTACGTGGCGTCGCCTGTCGAGGCCATCGACCTCATCCTCCGAGAGATCAACGCCACTCTCCAGCTTTGGGTCAACTGCACCGAGATCTCCGCCCCTATGATGTCAGGGGTGGATGCGGCCAACGTGGCCAGTGGGCGGGCCTTGATGCTGGAACTCACCCCCACAATGGACCACCTCCGGCGGTTCCGGGCGGCCTTCTGGGATGCAATCCCTATGATCCTCGAAGCCGCAAGCCGTCTCGCCCTCAGCGACGTACAGACATTCGCCGCCGGCGACGTAAAGATGGACTGGGAGCTTTCGGTTGCATCCGATCCGACCGAGACCGCCGAACGGTTAGGGGTGCTCCACCGAGAGAGGATCTATTCGACCGAGGAGTGTCTCCGGCAACTCGGGCACGACGCGGATGAGATCAAGGCGATTATGGGAGAGCTGGCAAAGGCCGAACAAAGCCAGGCCGTGCAGAATCCCGGTGAGGAGCCGCTCCAGATCGAGCTGCCCAGCGCCGGGGGGGTGGAGACGTGATTGAGCTCTACACCGCCCCCATGTGCTCAGGATGCCAGCACGTGAAGACTGTCCTAGATGCTGAGAACATCCCATACAAGGAGATCGACATCACGACGCTTTCGCTCCGAGACCAAGGGGACGTTTTGACCGACCTCCGAGTATCGTATCCGGGCGCGGCACCGTCCGGCGTCCTGGAAGCTCCGATCGCCCGCAATCCGACCACAGGCGACGCGATCCCGGCTTCGGTGCTTTGCGACGGGCGGGACATCGTGAAAGCCGTTTCGGAGATATTAGATTGATCGATCCAGTAGAGCATTGGTGGCTCGATGCGTAGCGAAAAGCAGATCCAGAAGCTCACCGACGCCCAGGCCAGGGCCCTCATCCAGCTCTACGAGCGGGGCGAGGCCAAGATAGAGCGCCAGATTAACCAGGCTTTGCTCAGAGGCTCAGATCCAGCATATCTGCAAGCCGTGAAGAAGAACATTGCCACGGCCAGGGGGGAGCTCCTCGCAGGGTCTCGAGAGTGGTGTCAAAAGAGCGTGCCGTATCTTTACTCCGAGGGCATGGCTTACGCCGACGAGATGAGTTTTTCGACGGGCCTGGCGAAGGGATTCGGCACGGTCCACCAGCAGGCCGCCTCGGCGCTGGCCGATGCTATGTATTCCCGGACGGTGGATATGGACGGCGTTATAGGCCGGAGGGTGGACGACCTTTTCAGGGCCCTGCAGCTCGAAGCCGCCGAGGGTACGGTCCTGGGGTTCGAGCGCACCAAACAAAGCGCAAAGGCCATGCGGGAAGAGCTGGCGAAAAGAGGGATTACGGGGTTCATCGACAAGGCCGGGCGCCAGTGGAGCATGAAGACGTATACGCGGATGGCCGTCCACGACGTGGCGATGAAGAGCTTCCGGGAGGGGACTCGGATAAGGCTCTTGGAACACGGTTATGATCTAGGTATCTATTCTACACACTCCAAAGCTTGCCCCAAATGCGTGCCATGGCAGGGAGTCACGATCAGCATCACCGGACGGACGAAAGGATATCCGACGTTGGCCGAGGCGAAAGCCGCTGGGATGGAACATCCGGGGTGCCGGCATGTGCTAAGCCTGAGCCCAGAGGAGAGGACGAGGCAGGGTTAGGCGTCGTCGATGTACAGCCCGGCGGCGTCATCGGCTGTCATGTATTGAGATGGGGCGTATTGGAGCGACGGCGATTCATGCGACATTTCGAGCTTTGGCCTGGTCCGGTAGGCTCCAACAATCCACCACCAATCTCGCCAAATGTGGCGTAGCACTATTCTCATCCTCGCGGCCTCCTCATATTATGCCCCATGAATTCACAGGCTGAAGACCTGCTCGTATAATAGCGTGCCCCTGATTGATTTTATCGATGGCCTCTTGCGGGGTTCGACACCCCAAGACGCTTACACCTATCGGGCACTTTGATGCTGGGAAATCGTGATCCTTGCACTGTTGCGGCCTGGAATCATAGATCCCACAGAATACGAGCCCCTGGACCTCAGTGATGTGGGGGCACGGGTCTGGGGCGCTGATCGGCGACATTCTACGACAACAGTCTCCGCAATGCAAGCACATCATCCGCCGCTCACCTCCTCCATTTTCTTTGAGTAGTAACTGACCGAATGCTCCGCCTCCTTCATCATCCATCTTTCCGGCCGCAAGTCCGGGGTGCCGTTCTCGCCGTCGCATTCTCGCCAGCCGTCGGGTACGCCAGATGCCGGTATCGGCGCCAGTGAGATAGGGTACGCCTCCCACCACACAGATTCACTCATTTCCACGGGCGGCCTCCTCTGCCTCTAAAACTGTGCATCCTCTTATGAGAACTTGTCTCCATGTATTTTTCCCCTTCATCGCCACCATGGTATGATGTTCATGGTCCTCCAAATGGACAGTTATCGTCTTCATTGCATGGTTACATGGTTACATGGTATAAGTCACTTTCGGTAGAAAACAAGCCGCCTCCGGCGCAAAAGTGGGGAGTCTATGAAGGGGGAGGCCATCACAGGCGGCGGATCAGAGGAGGTCGGGCCGGGGTGGCTGCGTCCCCGACCCAAAATGGCAGTTAGATCATTGGGAGTTGGCGACGGGTGGAAGCCGCCGCCATAGCGGTGTCAGTCAACTGGCGCACAGGGGATGCGCCTTATCCTTACGGTACTGTAAGGATACGCTAAATAACTTTCAGTTCGGATATGCCCCACACTGGAATTGTCTTTGTACCGCCCATCGGGTGGACGCCGACCGCCACTTGCCGGATAGCCCCCCATTTCTTCAGATGGCGGATGTTTGATCTGACGGTGCTGAGCTTCCAGCCAGTAGCGGCGCTAATCATCGTCGCCGACGCCGGGCCGTTATCCCTCAAGAAGTCCTCAACCTCTTTTTGCCCCATTCAGCGCCCCTCCACCATCACCGAATACATGTATTTCTTCTTGGAATCGTTGTGGGGGGCCTTATACTGGATTATACGATCCTGCTTGAGTGCATCGGTGATGTTTTTCCTGGCAGTCGAATCGGCAAGACCGAACGTCGATTTGAGCCGATCCAGGAGATCCGTCCAGGATAAATCACCTTCTTTCAGTGCCTCTACTGCGTCCTGTTGGCTCACTGGATCACCTCAGAAAGTAGACGTGGCGGGCCATTGTTGATATTCTCTCCTCGAAGAAGCCAATCAAGCCATAGGCCCGAAGCTGGCGGCACATGCGGCTTGCATTCGATTTATGGCAGCCCATCAGATAGGCCAATTCTTCGACCGTCAAATAGCCCCATTCTCTGAGAAGATCCAGGACGTCCTCTTGCGTCATCCTATGATTGCCTCCTCGTTCAAGAAATCGGCTTCATGCAGCCGGGCGACGTCTACTCCTCGGCATCGGGTTATTAAGGTGAGCTTCAGATCTATATCCTGGATGTCCTTTAGGTGCCTCGCCCTCTCAGAAAGAAGAAAGGAGGCGGCAGCCTCCCAGTAGTCCTGGCTCACGGCATCACCCCCTCTAGCGCCGGATATGCCCCGCTCTGCGCTTGCCAATACCAGAGTGCAACGGCGGCTTTGTTGCGCTCGAATTGATCCCAGTCGTCGATGCGACGAATCGCCCCGAGGATGCCCAGGTTGGTCCCTCTGATCCGGGGCATCAACACCACCGCCAGGCTACCAGCGCGCCCAATCCTATCCCGGAGATCACTCCATATAGCCAAAGCCAAACTTCGGTATCTGACAGCCGATCCGGTCCACGCTCAATAGCCAGCCAAATACCAGCGATCATAATTATTATTCCGACTAGAAAAATCTCGCCGATAATAATCGCCATCATGACCAGCACGCCAAAGCCGATACCGGATATCATTCCACACAGCCACAGCCACACTTCGGTACCGGACACCCGATCCGGGCCACGCTCGATAGCCAGCCAAATACCAGCGATCATAGTTATT